AGAAGCCACTGGAAGTGTTGGATCTACAAAATTTGTTCCATCTATTTTACTTAATGCCATAATTAACTTCCTATCCTGTATCCTATTAAATTTGTATTATCAGCTTGTGCTCTTACACTAACAGTTCCAGAGTTAGTTTGCATATACACAAATCCCTCATAGTAATCAGTTGCTGTTGCTGTATCAATTGTAACAGCGCCAATAACATTAGAACCACTACTTCTTAAATACATATCATTCATGTTTAAATAACCATAACAAATGCTAGATCCGTTTTTATATATGTAAGCAAGACATTGCTTTGCTGTGCTAGATGCAGGTACTATTTCTACATTTATAGATATTAAATATTTTCCTGCTACACCCGGAGTCCATCTATAATTAGTTGAATCCCAAGTGCCAGTCTTTGTTAAAGCATCTTCTGAATTAAATTGTATTTTTGTGGCAGTAGCGCTTGAAATACTTGTTTGATTTGAAGAAGCTCTTATAACTTTTAAAAAAGGCTCATTTATTTTCTGCGTAGTAAGATTACCACTACCATCACTGGTAAGTAGTGTGTTACCATTAAAGTCTTGATACTGATTTACTTTAATTATTCCTGCCATTATGTTCCTATCCTATATCCACCAAACGCTGTATATTTTTGAGTTCCATTTCCTGTAACGGTTGGACTACCACTGCTGTCACTTATTGATACATATAACTCAACATAATCAGTGCTACCATTCATATCTAAAACTCCAGAAACATTCATGGACATGTTATCAAATTTATTTGGAGCAGCATTATTATATTGTGCTATCATACCACCACCAGTAGCACCCCCAGTACCATCGTCTGAACCATTTTTTTTAATTTGAATATTCATATTATTTAAATTATCACTACCAGCATCTCCTCTACAAGATCCATAAAAGAAATATTTCCCTGCTTTGTTTGGAGTAAATCTGTAGTTTGAAGAATTATCATAACAACTATCTGTATCAAATACCTCTGTATTAACCTCTATTTTTGTAACAGTAGCACTTGATATAGATTGATTACTACTTCTATATGCATAAAAAGATGGGTTATTTAAATTACTTGGTACAACACCTGATCCTAGACTAAATGTATCTCCAGAACTACCCAGGGTTACTGTGCCGTTGTCCGCGATTGGTTCTATATTTGTTGCTTTAATCGTTCCCATAATATTATGTTCCTAACCTTGTCATCCAAAAATAATTTGTATATTCAGTTCTTAAATCTGATGTTGAGCCGTCAATATGTAAAACCCAACTTTCGTAATAATCTCCCACTGAGGCATCGTCTATGAAAGTTAATTCTGTTGAAAGTGGATAACCACCAGAGGAAGTTTGAATTACCATTTTTAAATTACTTCCGTTTTTTTTAAGTCTACTAATTACATAGGTTCCATCTGTAACATTATCTATGGTATTACCAATACCGATTAAATATTTACCAGCTTTACCAGATGGCACTGTAAATCTGTAATTTGTAGAATTATCATAAGCACCATCTGTATCGAATAATTCGATATTATTTTGTACTTTAGTTTCTGTATTATTTGCTATTGATTGATAAGATGTTCTGTATGCTTGAAAAGCTGGAGTCAATAAATTACTTTGATTAACACCAGATGCTAAAGCAACTGTCTCACCAGATGCACCAATAGTAATTGTACCACTACCTTGTGAAGATTGTTGTTTAATATTATCTACAAATATTGTTCCCATTATACTACCGTCAATGTCCCGTTAACTGTTACTGTGCCTGTGAAAGATACTGGACCACATAACATCATGTTATCAGCAGAATCTACTGTGATAGTTGATGATACTGTAGCTTTGTTTTCATAGCCACCGTTGATTGATTTTATCATACCAAATTCAATTGAGTTTTCTCCAGGTGTAGTTTCACCTATAGATTTACCTTGGTATACTACATAAATATTATTAGTTCCTGTTGGCGGTGCAGCTGTAAAAGCTAAAGTTGTGCCACCAGAAATAGTGTAAGCTGAGTGGGGATCTTGACGAACATTTCCCACAAAAACTTCTACTTCGTTGGTGTTACCAACAGTTTGTGAAAGTGTAAAATTTGTTTCTGAATTATCACCACTGAACTGCGAAGAGTTCATGGTAAGTAAATTTCCTTTTGGTGCGTTTCCTAAATAGGCCATGAATCTCCTTACGTACTAATTGCATCGACAACAGACATCCAAACACTTAACGAACTTGCCGTGTCGGATTGTGCTTTTACCACGTCTCCCGATTCAATTACTATCTTACTTCCACCGTCAATAAGTTCCAAAGATCCGCCTGGAACTATCGGTGCATTTTTAATTAGATAATGATCTTGTGATCCACTTGTTACAGTAGATGTAATAAATACATCTGCGTTTATTGTTGATGTTGTAATATTAGCTAAACGAATAGAAATAATTGCATCATCTGAATTACTTGTGTGTACCTCTGTTGCTGATGTTCCTACTGCGTTTAAACCATATCTTTCAAAATCTTGTGCCATATTACTCCTTTACTATAATGCTATTGCCATTGCAACCGCAAATCCTGCCGATACCCCTGCTGATAAAGTTTCTCCATTTGCTGTTACTGTTCCAGTAACTGTTACATTTCCAGAGCTATCTCCTGAAATCCAAGTTGTGGTTGTTGCACCATCATAACCAGCAATTTTTAATTGTCTATCACCGGTTGCGCTATCTGCACTTACTTTACCTATTATTACATTACCATCACCCGATGTAATGTTTTCTCCTGCTCCGGCACCAATTGCTGTATTATAGGAACCAGTAGTAAGTTGTAAAGCACTTCTACCAAAAGCCGTATTAAATCCTGTAGATGTAGAGACAGCGTTTAATGCAAAAGCACCTACACCAGTGTTTTTTCCTGAACTTGTTATTGCAGTTCCAGCTACATTACCAACCGCTGTGTTTTGATCTCCACTTGTTAAAGCATCCAAAGCTCCAATACCAACTCCAGTATTGTCTTCTGCTGATGATAAACTACCAGTTGTTGAGTGACCAATTAGTAAACTATCTGAAAAATTTGTCCCTTCAATTTTACCAGGTATGATTTGACCTGTTACACTATTTATGTTTACTGTATTACCAATATTGACAACATGATTACCCATGTAGCCATGTGATGAACATTGATAATATAAAATGTTTGGCGTGTTTTCGTCTACAGCTATTTGTGTATATGCACCAGATGATCCTGCTGTACCATTTGTGGTTACACCTGTTGTATATGCTGTAGTTTTATCTGCTTCTAAATAAAATCTTAATGGGTGTGAACTGTTTGATGAATCTGATTGATCAAATCTGTAGTAATATTTTGCGCCTGAATCCACACCAGAAAATCTTAATGCTGGTGATTCTAATCCATCAAGAAAATATGCATTACCACTAGAACTTCCCCCTGCTGGATAAGGATGATTACTTGTTTTAGAATCAACTTTAACAGTAATTATTTTTGGTGCTGATGATGAACCATATTCTTCTGGTGTAGGTAAACCTATCTTTGCACCAGGCACAGTACAGAATACTTCTGTTGCACCTGCAAAACTTACTTTTGCATCACTATTAGAACTGGAGATAACATAAGTTCTAGCAAGTGTGCTTGCACCTGAATTTAAAGTTCCAAAACCAACTTCAAAGTTATTTGTTCCTGTTTCAAAGATACAGTAATAAGTAGTATTGTCTCCACCGATACCAGCAGAAAAAGATTCAAAACCTGAAACTGCTCCACCAAGTGTAATTGTACCTGTTCCAGTAGTTGCACTGGATTCTTTTACCCTATCGTTTAATTTAAACGCCATTTATAAATCCTATGATGATGTTAAACTAATAATAGCATTACTAGCAGTAGAAGGATCAGGAAACGAAACAGTGAAGTCACCGTTTGTTGCTGTCTTTGTTCCACCAAAATCTAACACTACACACAACTTATCACCTTGATCATCGTTATATATCGCTGCAAAAGCTGCAGAGAAAGTTGCGCTTGACCAAGTTACATCTGCAAAATCCACAGATGAAGTAGCTGTTGACGCTACAACAGCTTGACTAGTTAAATCTTTTCTAGCATAGTTTGAACTACCTGCAGAAGAAACTTCGTTTGTGCTATCTGCAACTGTGCTAGATGTTGTGTAAGGATTAGATGTGTACAATGCTATTTTAAAGCTGTCTCCACCAGTAGCAAAATTATGCGTTCCAGATAGAAGTTCACCTTTAAAAGAAAATGGTACTATGTTTGCCATATTTTTATCTCCTTAATTTATGGTGATGGTGATCTTAGAGGAGTACGAATAACACCATCTTGATATTCGTCTCGGCGTCTTCTACCTTGTTGTTCGAT